TTCCGACGGCATACGATCTTGGGCAGCGTTCATTGACGTTGTAGAAGAGGATGGTTCGGGATCTTCGGAGATCGCATTTTCAGTAAGAGAGGCTTCAGATGCTGATTCGGCGGCCTCTGTAAGTCGGGCTTCTTCACTTAAAAGTCCAACGATAGCTTCAACCCCATCTGTTAGTCGAATACGTTGAAGTGTAGATTCTTGAAATCTATCCTCGGACATCACGAGAAAGCGAAAAACATTGTCCCTGTCCTCTGACGTTCGGACATTAAGATTATGATCCAGAACAAAGCGTCTCGCTTGTCCAATGTCTACAAACCGCTCTTTTGATAGAATCAAAGCCTGAATTCTCATGCCGTCGGCTAATCGGGAGAGAGTCTTAATAAGAGAAGATAGGACTGATTTTTGAAGAAGCTCTTTAAATTTAGGAGAATTTAAAGTCTTAACTAATGTAAAATCCATTTCAAGCGGTCCTGAAACACGTTTTTGAATATTGAAGTCCCGAAGACCTTTTTCATTCTTGGTAGCGTTCTCTACTTCTTGAATTAGATCCCCTGGAAGCAGTGAGACTATTTTCTCGCCACCAATTTCTAGCGTGTGGGTATGGAGACCGGAAACCGTAGTATTTTCAGTTTGTAGTTCATGTGTGTAGGGAGAGCCTTCTTCCGTATTTAATTCTTGGAGTCCTTGTTCTGTTCTAAGAGAAATTTTGTGTTTGTGAATGGGTTCAGACTCTGGTCCAACCTTATTATCAGAAGGACTTACAGGATGCCAGTGGGCTCCATCCAACTCAGTCATCACAAGTCTGTCGCGTACAAAAAAAAGGTGCTTGTGCATGCCATCGACCTGAGTTCTTTCAGGGGACTCAAGTCGGTGCGCGTGAGCACCTCCTTCGCCTATAACTTTTGAATCCGGTTGAGCCATGTGAATCTTTCCAAAGTTTATATTGGCATACATTGTATGCCAAATACAGAAGAAATATAAGTAAAATGGTGAAGTAAGACCATATTTTTCTAAGACTCCTCAAATCTTTGTGATATGGCGTGTTGAGAGTCGATCCCAAAATCCACGCTGTTCTTAAGGTCTTAAGCGGGTTGTAATTCGGAGCGGCATCTAAAATGTGCGGGAGGAACAATCGGGACGCCACTATCTGCAAGTAACTGGGCGGCTTCAATTGAACTCAATCTTTCTCCGGCCCTCAACCCAAACTCACTTAAATTCTTTCTCCACCCGAACTTCTCCTTTATTCCCTCGCTAGTTTCTTCGTCCAAAATGGCTCGTTGTTGTGCCTTGACCATCTCTAATGTGAAGACTCTCCCATTCATATCTAAGCAAATCTCTGACGTTCGATTATCTATAATAGATGCCCAGACAACTTGGAGGACACCAACCTCATCCATCAGGTTGATATTTCCAAAGTTTCTCGCACGGGTGACGCTTGTTACGGATAGGCCCTCGAAATATGCGTTCGCCGACCGCTGACCTTGACGTCTAAGGGCTTCCGGCACCGCTCGATCGAGCCCCCCCAGTCGTTTAGAGAGTTCATCACGGAGAAACTCTCCGGCTTGTCTCTTCGGCATTCCTCGCTGAAAAACACCCTCATTAATTAGGTTTGAAATGGTAGCTTTATGATTATTGCTAAAGTGTTCACCTGCAGCAATTAGGTGAAGCCTTGAAATATTGGCAACAGTAGCCTGATCTGTAGAAGTGAAAACCAAATCAGCCAAATCTTCACCTTGTTTCAGAATGGGTGAGGCAACAAGTTTTTCGATACTCCCAACTTGAATTTTACGTTGATCAAAAAAAACAGACTTTTCATTTGGCTTAACTTCAAATCGATCTCTGAAAATCTTTTTACTTTTCTTAAATAACTTTTCAATGTCCTTCTTAGTTCGAGCTTCAATTTTCTTTTGAAGTTGATGGAACTCTCGATCAAGATGCATAAGTATCCGTCTGACATCGGTCTTTGACACTGGGTTAGATGAACGGGTATCAAATGAACCAACAGCAGCTTTAATTGCCTTTGTTGCAGTGCGATTCCATTGAAGGGCGGTAAATCGAGTAAGACCATTTTCAATTCTTATAAGCTCCGCTTCGCCTTTATCTCCGGACGCCTTTTCTATTACTTCCGACAATATATTGTAGAGCTTTTCTTTGGTCTCAAACGTAGGCTTGTTAACAGCAAGCTGAGTTTCCATTTTGCACCTCTCCAAAGGCTTCCGTATCCAAATTCTCCTTCAATGAGTCTCTGATTTGAGTAAGGGCCTTTATGTAGTCTTCAGGCTTCTCAAGCATCTTATCGATGGCCATGTTTGGGTCGAGTAAATCACCAATCTCTTCATATTTGGTTTGTTCATTGCTATTTGCAGGTGGCTTTGGCGTTTGCCCTTGCGAAGCAAAGGTACCATTTTGATTGGCATTACCTGCACTTTGCATGAGCTTTGCCAGAGTAAAGCTAAAAGGAACATCGGGGTTAAAATCCGTGGGGACGTCTTCAAAATCGGGCAACTCTCTATTGAGAATATCTTCCAAAAGCATTCTTGAGATTCTAGGAGTAAGTGCTCCAGATCGCTCGGCTCCAGTTAGAATACGAACTAGGTCTTCATCATTGGTTACATTTGGAGTGTTAGATTTATATGTCCAAAACCTGATTCCCTGTGCGAATAAAATTTTGTTGATGTCTCGATCAATTTCTTCTCTTTCTGGGTTGAACACATATTTTTCTGTAAGCCCCTCTGACACTTGAGCAGTGGCTCGATCGTAGTTTTCAGAAGCTCCAACGAGAATTGGAGCAATTCTAAAGTTTCTTCTCAGCTTCTTGGCGTTATTATCGTCGTATGACTGCCACAACATATCTTGATGCTGGTTTCGAGCAAGGGGTACGATCTCCATCTTTACACTTGACGGTGAGGATAGACTATCGTGAGAGGACTCTCCCTCCAATATAAGCCACTTTGAGTAGTTGGAGCTCCCCTTGATTTGCGTGTCGACGAATTCCCTAATTCGATCAACAGAACCCTGGGTGAGCATTCCTCCGTTTGCCAATACCGCAAAGGACGGAATGTTATTGTTCATAAGAGTGATGATATTTGTTTCGTCTGCCTGTCTTGAGCCCTTTATACTTATGATGTTTCCAGTGAAACGCGGCATTCCGTAGGGAGTGCGCCGACGACTGTCTATTTTGTGATGAAATAATTCAGTGGCCCAGAACCTGCGATCTAGCTTTTCATCTGCCACATCGCCTGTCCGTCGATCAATAACCCTCGGATCACCGAACTCCTTAAAGTACACCTTTTTACGATTTATGATTTGAACGAAACGCCTAAATCTTTTTTGAAAGTACTTTGTTCCAATGGTAAAATCTTTTTTGACAAAATTTAGTCCCATTCTTGTAAGAGTGCGATCTGTCTTTGTAATCCTAATCGTTGCGGAGTTAACTCGATTTATACAAGAGTACCGCCTGGTATTGCCAAATGATGGAACTAATTCCCAATAGGCATTGCCAGTTAATTCTTTTTCGCGGGTTGTTTCTTTCCTTAATTTCACAAATGACTCAATTGGATTCGGATAGTCGATCAAATTGTCTAGAAAGTCTCGCTCCTCTTGAATCTCAGTTTTATATTTCTCCTTTTCTTCATCACTCATTTTTCTCTGAAAAAGTCTTCCACCAAATCCATCAATTCCTACCGCTACAGCATCAGTTGTCTGCCTAAGCTCAGTGGAGAATTCGTGCAACACTGACAACTCTACAAGGGAGAGTGGAGGTTCAATTACACGCCCTTGAAGGCCGAGCATATCCAGATCGTCGTCTTCAATCGAAGCAGAGCGACTTTTCCTGATGTCCTTTGGGCTCACACTTATGACCGTAGCCTTTAAAATGTGCTTATTTCCGCGCTCGTCTTCCACGGAAAGTTTCTTTGAAGCGGTTTTTATGGGACGTCGTTTTAATGTCTTTGCCATATCTTCTCCTTAAATTATTCCTGGCTCACGATCTCGAATCCGTCTTGCTCCCCCAAAGGCACAGGAAATTGCATTATCCAAGGCATCAAATAAATCCTTGTAGCGACCGTGAGGAAATTGAAGCAAATGCTCTACGAATTCGTTCATTCCTTCTCGAAAGAACACCTGACCACGCTCAAAATATGCTGAAAGTTTCCATGCGCGGGTAGTTTTGTCTTTTTCAGTGAACAAAGGGATTGCGCGAATACTTGCAAGTTCGTCATCAGTATTTATGTCTTGAAGAAATGCCTGTTGATAGCCATTAGCTTCAACTGCAACCCGAATTGGATCGTATTTGTAAAACATTTCTTTAGTTACTCTTTTTTGATCATTGTAATGTGTGACTTCATTGAAATAATCTAGAACATAGATATTTTTAGTTCTTGGATGAATACCAATTGTCACATGAGCAAATTTATCTGCGCTTTCAGACTGTTTGATCGCCAGATCGATTCCTTGAAATATCTTGAGTTCGGATAGGTTAATACTTTGAAGACTGAAGTATTTAAACCAATCAATCTTAAATATTTTCCCTTTCATCGCCTCAACATCGTTTTGATATTGAGTATTGAAAATAATCGTTCCTAAGATGCGACGCTTTTTAAGAAGGAATTCAACGCTACATTTTTCCGGCCATAAGGATGTATATCGTTTGGATTCTCTGACGTCCCTTCCGACTCCTTTTATTTTCAAAAGACTCGGTAAAACTTGATAGTGTCGTCGAATCCGACCACCTTCACCTTTTGAGTGAAGTACATTTACAATCAAATATCCATAAAGATCCTCTGGATTGTAACGGGTACCGATAATGCTCATTTCGCCATGAGGCTCAAGAGTTGGATCGAGAACCTTAAGAAACCAAGTCAAAATCTTTTCACGCTGACCTTCGGTCATGCTATTTGCTTCATCAATTAAGTCGTCAGCAATAATTAAGTCATAGTGTTTAGACGCAAGGGCACCACCAATACCGATGGTTTCGATCGTGTCCTCCTTATTGTCTGAGGTCCGAGTAACCACTCGTATATTTCCATCGTTCCAAGGCGATCCTTGTTGGGGTCCGAAAATGTCGGTGAGAGCCTTACGCTGTAACTTCTGTTTGATTTCAGATAGGAATGCGACAGCATTTGTGTCCGTCTTAGAGGCAATCAGGATGCGAATATTTGGATTCTTAAGAATTTCAAGTATGCACCGTGAAATATTCAGACAAGTACTTTTTCCGAATCCACGAGGGGCAAGAGTGAGATTCCATCTTTGATTTCTGTCTTCGTTATTCGAGATGACTAAAGAATTTCGTTTATTGGATAAATAGAGACCCAAGTGGAAGTCTTTGATTTCATATCCCAAGACCTCCGTCATCAAGAGGTCAATTCGGTCATGATTTAAAATTTGATCTTTTAGATAAGCCTTGTGTATTAACTTCTTTTTTTTAAGTTTTTCGATGCGTTCTTGACGCCGCCTGAAATTCTGGAGACCGGTTTTTCCAAGAAGTTGTTCGTTGGTATTTACGGCCCCCATACTATCTACGCCTTTGATCTAACGATGAATTTCAATTTAGCTTTTACCTTCTTTTTCGTTTTGCTCTTTGGTGGAAGGACGACAACATTAGAGGGTAAATTTTCTCGAACGCTTTCATCGAGAAGCTCCACAACTTCACCTCGCATTGGTATCGTGCTGCGAGTGATTTGGTTCATCTTTTCTACTTCTCGTTTGATCTCATCCTTAACCTCCTCCTCGGTCATAGTGCTAAAAGAAAGCTCACTAGAGACTTTCAGTTCAGATGCCTTCTTCTCAATGAAACCAAAGTCCTGTCCAAGTTTTATTACCGAGTCGTATGCTTCCTTTTTTCTCCAAATTGCATTCACTAAAGCCTGAGCTTGGCCCTTTTCTTTACAAATCTTCA